TATCATCTGGGGTAGTCCAGCCATAATTGGTCGTAGTTGCCATTGTTCTAGTTTATCCTTTTCTTAAGCGACGTCAAGCCACGTTAAATCGTTAGGCAGGTTTTGCCATTGGGTTAATGGGTTATAGTCTTCCCATTGTACATCAAGAGAGCTATAAATTGAATTAGAAATTGCTAGATCAAGTTCAAGACTGTTCTTTGATAAAGTCCAAGTCCAACCCTCAACAAACCCCTCAAACACACCTGAAGTAATAATGCCTGTTGGAATATTAGTTATGGCTACAAGTGTGTCCATTGAAACACCAAGGAATGAATTACGTACAGCATTAGTTATGTTCGGGTTAGATAGGTTTAAAGAAACAGAATCTAAAGATACTTTAGGTAAACCTCTAAGGGCAACTGTTCTAGCAGCTTGTTCCTGTGCGTCTAGTTGTTCAGCTAAAATGGTTGGCACAATTTGTTGCAACAAACCATAGGTATCTATACTTGTGTCATTCTCAGCTGCTTCTTCGGCAACTGGATCGTTGTATTGAATGACTACGCTGTTAATAATATCTGTTGTTTGTAAACGTGTGGTAAAGCCTGCGCTTGAAAGAATGTCAGCGTCAACGGCTATAGTGTTGGTTCCGTAGTTAGTTGAACGTCTTTCAGCATCAGCATAACCAATAAGTCCGTCACCTGTTTCGTACAAATAACCTAAACCTGTTGTGGCTGTAACGTCTGTTATTTCATTAGCTTGTTCAACTTGTGCTGATCGTGCTAGCACCTCGTAACGTCCGTTGTCAATAACGTCTATGCCTTGAACACCATAATCTTGCCAAGTTGTTGTAGCAGGTAAATCATTCCAAGTAGTTATATTGCTTAAATCTTCCCAAGCAACATATAAAGTTTCTTCAAGTATTCTTTCAATGCGTTGTCCGTCAAATTCTTGTGGGTAAGATACTGAACCTGCGTAACGTTTAACAAGTAAACCAAGCACACCTATAGCCTGCACTTGTACTGTGTTTGCAAACTGGTCATTAGCCCCAGCACCTTCAAGAGTGTTTTGAACACTTGAAACTTCACCTGTGAACAAATCAACAAACACATTATTTGTGTCTTTAACTTGAATATTTACTACGTCTAATAAGTTAATTGCTGGGCTTGTGCCAGATAAGTTAATAAGTTCAAGATTACAATAACTTGGTTGTGTTGGTTCAAAAAAGTCGTTACGTCCCGCTGTGATAGTTGCGTTACTTAAAACCTCATTAGTGTATTCAACGCCAGCAATACGTATCTTAAATGTAGGTGTGTAAATTGGCATTGGTTATCTAAACCCAAAGTTAAATGGCTTTATTCCTGTCGTCTTTAACGCTGTGTTTTGTACTTTAGTAATTGTTCTAGCTGTGCCTTGTGGATCTACAGCACCTTTAACGTTGTTAACAATATTTACTGTTGTGCCTCTATTTGCTATTGTGCTAGGTATTTGAGCTGCTGTGCCAGCCAAAGGTGCAAGTTGTCCAACTGGGTTAATAAGCAATTTTCCAAAATCAGGCAAACTATTATAAAGTTCTATAGCACGCTCTAAACCAGTAATAACACTTGTAATAACTGTTAATAACTTCTTAAAACCTTCACCTTCAGCAGCTCCAGTTACCTTTTCTAACATATCTGTAAGCAATTGAGTTGTGCGTCTAAGTTGTTCACCAAGTAAATATGCTTGACCTTGAACAGTATCCATATCATAACCAAAAGTAACTGCACCTGTTCCAGCATCATAAAAGGCTCTAGTTAAAGATTGTTTACCTTTTGCCGTCAATCCGTCTACTAAACCTTGTAGTGCTGGGGCTAATTGTTGTGTAGCAAATTTAGCAAATCTTTCAAGTAAAGGTAATAATGCTTGACCTAATTGTTCTTTGGCTTCATCTATAGAAATTTTGATTATTGCCATACGACCAGCAAAAGTTTCAGCAGCAGCAGCAGCTTGTCCAGCAAAGGTTTCACTTAAGGCTTTAGTTGCTGCGTCAAAATCTTTAGTTTTAATTATGTTTTCGTCAAGAGGAACACCAATACGTTTTAACGCGCCAAGGTTGCCGTCATAGGCTTTACCAAGGGCTTCTGTAACTGTGGCAAGGTCTTTACCTGTACCAGCAGCAATATCAAGGGCTAATGTTTGTAGTTTTTGTGCTTTAGTTATGTCTTGTGTTGATCTAACAAGTCTGTCAAGGCTTGGACGTAATTGGTCATCTGCAACACCTGTAGCTCTTGCTGTTTTGTCAATAAATTCTTCTGTAGCTGCTATCTGTGCGTCTGTTGCTTTAGTTGTATTTCTTAATGTTACGGCTAAAGACTTTTGGGCTTTTTCGTCTTCAACGGCTGCTTTAACAGCGTCAATACCAATCTTAATAGCCATAGCCCCAGCAGCTGCGCCAACAGCAAGAAATGCTGCTGCGCCTTTTTGTAAAGCGTCATCTAACTTATTGCTAAAAGTTTTTGTTTCTTTATCAGCTTTATCTAGTCCTGCAATAAAATCTTTTGTGTCAGCAAGTAACGCTAATTTAAGTGTCCTAATATCAGCCATTAAATTCTTCCTGTCCAAGCGTTTCTAATAAGTTCAAAACCTGCTAACCATTCTTTTGCAATAGTTGGTTGGAATCTAGCCATAGCAGGATATAACCACCAACCACGATTACCTCTGCCTTCGCTTGGTGAGCGACGTGGGAACTGTTTATATTGCTTTGAACCAAACTCATTACCCATTATCACATATCCAGCACTAAAAGCACTAGAGCCAACTTTGGCACGACCACCAATACTAAAACTTGGTGCTTTATCTGATCTAGATATTTTAATTGAATCTGCTACAGCTATTGCTTGACGCACGTTATATGGTGCGCGACTAGCTGCACCTCTTGCATAATTAGCACCACGTTCAGCCAAATCACTTGCAATCTTTTTCATATCTGTTTTAGCAACGTCATCCATTTTGCCAAACGCACGTAATAAACCACGATAGTCTTTATCAACTTTAACTAGCTGAATTGCTTTAGCCATTATTGCGCTCGTTCAATATGTCTATAGCCGTTGCCCATATATCGGGTTCTGCATTCAGCCAATAGTCCGGTGTTATCCCAGTTGCTATTGCTAGTTCTACTGCTGTTCGCCCAAGACTTCGGGCTTGGTAAAATTTGCTGTCTCAAAATCAGAAGCTGCAATAGAGATGACTTTGGTTTTCCAAACGTCAAAACTTTCAATCTTCTTTGTGACACGTTGCTGAATTTTGTGACCAAGGAATAAAAGAAGTGAATTGCTTGGTGTGCTTTCTTCCATAAGAACTTTAACAATAGATTTGTTGTTATAAAGTTCTTTTTCTGCCATAGCAAGTTCAATAGGTCTTGTCCACTCATCAAACTTTTCACCTGTTTCTAATTCCCACGAAATTTGTAACTTAAGCATTTTTGATGCCCCTGTTCTTTAGTAGTTGTTAAGCTGTTAGGTCTTCTGTTGGAATTCCTACAACTTGTAGTGATACTGTACAAGTTTGTGCATCTGCACCTGAACCAGAAATACCAGGGTATTGTGGTAATACTGTTCCAGTTAAAGTTACACCTGTTGTAAGTGTCATAACAAAAGCAAGTGCTGTATCTGGGGCTGATTCTGTTGCATCCCAAAGTGCTTTGTAAAGACTTCCTATTGGTGTTGTTTTACCTGCGTCATTTAAAAATGTAATATCTAAAGTAACGTTGCTGTCAATATATTTGTAGGCTTTGCCTGCAAGGGTATCAAAAGTTAAACGTTCTGTATCAAAGTTGATAGCAGAGTCTAAAATTTGGGTTGAATAATCAACTGAAGCAATTGTTAATTTTAGAGAACGACCACTTAAAATTGTTGTTGTCATTATTGCCTTTCTTAGCCTGTGTAGGCTGTTTGTAGTTGGATTTCAGCAGCTAATAGGTCTGTACTATTAGTTGCTCTAATTCTTGGACTAGATACCGATAATACTATGAAGTTCAAAGGTATTAAAGCCAAGATTGTTTCTATATCATCTTCCAAGTTTTTTAATGCGCTTGGATTTGAGTACGTAGTGCTAACGACTTCTAAAGTTAGTCTGACGTAATAATTTTTGCCATTACCTATAACCATTGGTTCAAGATATGGGTCTGAGGCAAGAATTAAAGCTGCTGGTGGAATAATTATTTCTGGAACGTGATCATAAGCAGAATAATTTGTATTTGAAGTAATTGCTGTTTTAAGGTCTGAACGTAATGTACTTAAAGGCATAATTAACCTACTTGACTATTAGAGTCAATATATTTGCTAATTAAACCTGTAACTTTGTACAAAAGTGTCCGACCCATACGATATGGGGCAGGGGTAAAGTCTAAAGCTTGGGCAGTTCCCGATACTGAAAGTCTTGATTGAAATACGTCAACAGATATTTGTAGCACAGCTTCTTCTATTGCTGCTACGCCGTTGTATTGTGATAAATCATTTTCGGCTGCAATACCATTAGGAATAACAAATCTGTAATCTTTATGTACTGGTGCGCTTGTTGTTATAATTCTGAAAGTGTAATCATCAACTATGGCAGATATTGTTTTGTTGCCGTTTACGTGTGCTTCAACACCTGATATGGCAACTGTTTGTGTTTCATAAAATTTGTGGGGTCTTGTTGTGTGAATTGTTGTTTCGGTTGCTTTTTCTGAATAGTGTTTATCTATATTGACTTTCCATTGAATAAGAAAATCACCAATAGCGTCTTCTGCTGTGTCAATTATTGCTTCAAGAGCTGCGTCATTGTAAAGGGAAGATGAAACACCAAGTACAGCTCTTAATTGAGCTGCTGTTACTAGTACGGGCATTTCATTTCCTTTCGTTTAGGGTGAGGCTACCCACAGGGGCGAGAGTAGCCTCACGACTTAGTGGTTTATCAGGACTTGTTAAACCAGTTTGCGCCAGCTGCAATTTTTGTAGCTAGTGCGCCATAGCCGTAATAGTTTACGTCTATTTGTCCTGTGTTGATTACGTTGGTGCGTAGGCTTAAACGTGGGCTTTCGTACCAAGTGTATGAATCTGGGTTTAATACGACCATTGAATAGTCACCTAAACCAGTTCCACCTGTTCCAGTCATTGAACGTGAAACGTAAAGTTCTAGACCTGCAATATTGCCACGTAGGCTTTGTGGTGAAACAGTTCCACCGGCGTTGCTTGGATTCGAGGCAGTATAAATTGGGCGACCATTTGATTCTGCGTAACCCATAATTTTGCCCCATTGTTGTGGGCTAACTACAAGGTTGCGTGCAAATCCAAGAGATGCTGAGTAAACAGCTGCTGCTGCTGATGCAACGTAAGAAATCAAACCAGATGCATCTTCAGTTGTTGCACTTGCGTTTAATGTTCCGTTGTTTGCAACTTCACTCATTACATATGAATCTGTTGCTTTTGCATAAGCAAATTCCATTTGACGAACAAGTTCATCAAAAAATACTGGTGAAGAACGGTCTAACAATTCAACTGACAATGTTTGTTGTCCACCAAATTTTTTAACTGCAACTGATACGAATGAAGAAGCTGTATCTGTTTCTGATAATGCTGCTGCTTCGTCTGCTTGTGCAACTGTTGGTGCTGTTGTAATTTTTGGAATTTCAAATGACATACCTGAGGCTGGAAGTGTTGCGCGTGAAATTGCGTCAATAAATCCTCTGTCAGCGTTTGCAATGCCGTTAATTACTTCGGTTGATTGTGGGGTTGGAATAAAGGCTGCGTTGTTACCTGTGGTATCAGCTGCCATTACGTATTGACGTGAATCTTCGTTTCCAAGTGCTGCACGAATGTTGTGTTCTAAATATGATCCTTTAGAAACAATTGGGCTTCGTGGTGCTGTGAAGATTACAGGACGCGCGTTGCGTTCTTGGGCTTCAACAGCTGGGGCTGCAACAACTTCTGCTGCAACTTCCTCTACTACTTCTGGGGTAACTTCGTTTGA